GGCATGTGTGGGCACTAAGGCTAGGGCGATTTCGCAGCTTCCATTGCGGGTGATGTGCCGCATGGATGACGGTCGCCTAGTGGATGCGCTGCAAAGCCCTGATGTGTCGGCCAGGAACAAGAGCAAGGCCCAGCAGGTCATGTCCCTGTTGGAAAGCCCAAACCAGTTCCAATCGCAATACGAATTTTGGTATCAGTGGCTGATGTGGCATGAGTTGAGCGGCGAGACATTTACTCTGTGGTGGAGGAAGGATCAGGATCAGTCCACGCAGACGCCTATCGAGATGTATGTTCTGGATAGCACCCTAATTACGGTGGCGCTCACCCCAACTAGGTATCCGTCCTACCGCATGTCCACCAGCATGTACGGATTCAACCGCGATGAGCCTCTGAAGTCCCATCAGGTGATGCATGTGAAGGACATGGCATGGCAAGGCTCTGCTGGCTTTAACAAGGGCATCCTGGCCGTCGAGTTGGTGAGCCTGGATCAAGACATCGACCTGTATGCGAACTATGTGATGCTGAACGGGGCCAAACCGTCTGGCATGTTCGTCACTGAAGCGGTTATTCCTGACGGCAAGTACAAAGAGATCGCTGCGCGGCTGAAGGAAGCCTGGGCCAATATGACGGGTTCCCAGAAGACCGATCCCTCTAAGCCTGGACAGGGAATGCTGCTCGACCAGGGCATGAAATACGAGCCGCTGAAAATGCTTACTCTGCAGGACGCCGATGCTCGAGAGTTGAAGCTGCAGACGATGAAGCGGATTTGCGGTGTGTTTGGTGTGCCTCCGTCCATGATCGGAATTGGAGAGTCCAAGTACAACAATACGCAGACGATGCTGGATGAGTTCTACAAGTCCACCATGTACCCGCTGATTGTCAACGTCCAGCAGAAACTGAAGCAGCATCTTCTGACGGGATACCCAAGTCTGTGTATTGAGTTTGACACTCGAGACTTCTTGAAGGGCGCCCCGCTGGATCAGATGAACTTTGCCAAGGCTGGCGTTGCTGGTGGTATTCTGACTCCCAATGAAGCCCGCGAGTATCTGGGAATGTCAAGTATCGACGGTGCTGATGAGTTGGTTGAAATCGGCAAAGACCAGAATATCCCAGGCTCAAGTCCTCAAGACACGGGCGGGGGTGGTGGTAACCAACGAACGAGGATGAACATTGGCACGACTTGATCCACGAATTCTGGTAGCATTAGCAAATCAGGTGCGACAATCTGTTGCATTTGATGCAAGGATCGCCCCTAAAATACAAGATAATGACCAAAGTAAAGTAGGGGTCATCAATGAAACAACTGAATCTTGTCTGCGAAGCAAAACTCCATCTACCCGAAAAGGCCGAAGAGGCAACCGGAGAGATTGAGGCTCGAGTAACCACCTGGGGGGCCAGGGAAGGCGCAGACGGTCGCAAGTTCTTCTATAAGCCAGAAGGATTTGCCAAGTGGGCTGAAGAGTTCTCCAAGGCTGGTCGCCCGCTTCCAATGTTCGTCAATCACGCCGCGGATGCAATGCCCGTTGGTGAGTGGACATCGTTTGAGTTTGACGATCAGGGGATGAATGCTTGCGGCAAGTTGTATGTGAACACCACCGCGGGTTCTGATCTGTACCAGATTATGACTGAAAGCCCCAATATGTTTGGTGGTGTTTCTGTCGGTGCTTACGCTGATGAGTACCAGATGGTCAAGCAGAACGGCGATATGTGCGATGACGATGACATGGAAGAGGGTTACTTCCAGATCACCAAGGGTGGTTTGCGCGAAGTTTCTGTTGTCATGTACCCCAACAATCCAATGGCAGAAGTCAAGAAGTTGGAGTTCTTCCGACCTGACGGCACTGCCGATTTGAAGGTTTTGGAATCGGTCTTGCGTGATGCTGGGCTGTCCAAGAAGGATGCGGTCACCTCCGCATCTGTGTTTAGGCGGGTGCTTGAACAGCGTGATGTTGTTGAAGTCAAGCCTGATGCGCCACCGCAGAGTGAGTCTGATGTGGATGTGACCGAAGCGGAGATTCTCAAGGCTCTCGAAGAGCGGGAACTCCTCAAACTCCTGTCTGCAAAACTGAAAGGTTAAAGATGTCTCAAGTTATCCTCGAAAAGCTGGACGCAATTGAAGCCCAGCAAACCGCCAAGATCGAAGCTGCCGTTGATGCAGTGAAGTCGGAAGTTGCCGACAAGATCGCCGCCCTGGAAGCCAAGGTTGCCAGCGTCAATGCTCCGGAAATCATCCGTCCTATCGCCAAGACTGTGCGCCAGGATGTGAACCGTGCTGTTCGTGAGCAACTGAGGACGTTTTGTTCTGGTAAGTCGCAGTTTGAAAAAGAACTGGTGATGTTCCAGAACGAAGAGCAGATGCAAGCCTACTTGAAGGAAGCCTCGGCTCTGACGGGCAGCGGTGACGGTAAGGGTGGTCGCACTGGTTACGACCCGATCTTCGCTCAGTTGCGTTTGACTAACCCGATGCGCGGTCTGTCTCGCACGGTCACGACTGATGGTTCGTCCTATCAGTTCCGCGTCAAGACTGGCAATGCCGGTCCTCAGTGGGGCTATGCGATCCAAAACGACGGGGCTGGCACGACCGAAGACACGGTGATCTGGCAGTTGTCTCTGAAGGACATCAATGTCCGCTTCCCGATCCGTACCGCGGCTCTGGATGACATCGACGGCCTTGAGTCTGTGGTTGTGGATGACATGCTGCTCGAGTTCGCTCAAGCTGAAGCGCAGTCGATGGTGCAGAACAACGACCAATCCGGTACGGGCACGACTGTGACCACGGGTGGTGCTGATGGTCTGCGCGGCCTCGATCAGTACGGTGGCGCGAATGCTACCTATGCTGGCGGCACGACCTCGGCCTTTGCGTTTGGCTCTACCGGCACGGGTTCTGGCTCGGGTCTGCATAGCCTCGCAACGTATGACCAGTTGACCACGAACGCGAACACGGTTGGTGCTAACAACATCATCTACACCGATGTGATCAACATGATTTACGCGCTGCCCCAGGAATACTGGACCCCGGCTTGCAAGATCATGGTCAACCCGATCCTGCTGAACGGCATTCGCGCTCTGCGTGACACCCAAGGCGCACCGATCTTCAATCGCAACGAAGGTCTGAGCGTTGACGGTATCGTTGGTCAGTTGCTGGGCTTTGATGTTGTGGTCAACAAGTACCTCGACAACCCGAGCCAGCCGACCACCGCAGCTGCAGGTACTGCCTCTCGCTACCCGATGTATTTCGGTGACTGGCAGAAGGCTCACACCATCGTGGATCGTCTGAACATGGTGGTTCGCCGGTATGACCAGACGCTGCCTGGTTTCATCACGTTCTACGGGGAAAAGAGATTGTGCACATCTATTAAAGACCCCGCGGCTCTGATCCGCTATCGTTCCACCGGCACTGCCGATGGGCTTTGTGGGGTGGTGATCCTGGGAAGTCTTGGGCCGAAAAGGAGTATCAAAAAATGAATCAAAGTGCTGATCGGGCTGTTATCTTGGAGGGCATCAAAAAGGCCATCCACGAACAGCGTAAGGTTGTCGTTGATCTGCGCGAAGCATCGGCTCTTACCGGGTCTGGTACTGGTAAAGGTGGACGCACGACCTTTGATCAGGCTTTTGCTGTTGCGCGTTATGTCAATCCTTTCCGTCAGGCATATCGCCCGATGGAGTTGGTTGGATCGGATGCCTTGTTCGTCGCCAAGCGGGGTAATGCGCTGAGTGCTGCTCCTTGGGGCTATACGCCTGGGAATGATGCCGGTACACCGAACGTAGATACGTCGATTTGGCAGCTTCCTGTGCGGTCTGTAAGTGCCACGCTGCCCATTCGGTCTGCCGTGCTGTCTGACGTAAACGGACTCGAGGAAGCCCTTGTTGAAGACCTGATGATGGAGTGGAGTCAGGTTGAAGCGGCAAGTATGGCTATCAACAATGACCAAGCTGGCTCTACTACAACGTCCACTGGAGCGACTTCTGGCCTCCGCGGGCTGGATATGTATACCAGTGGTGCTAGTGCTGCATTTGGGTCTTCTGGAACCGCGATCACGAACGGCATTCATACGATTGCTACTCAGGCCCAAACTGGTGGTGGAGTCATTTACAACGACATCACTACGCTAGTCAATCTGTTGCCGGGTCAATATTGGGCTATGCCTGGAACCGCTTGGCACATCCGTCCTTCGATGATTGAGGCTCTGCGTGAACTCAAGGACACTCAAGGGCTTCCGCTTTTCTTGGAGGTAGGCGAAGATGACGGTGGCGCTGTTGGTCGCATGTTTGGTTGGCCTGTGGTTCCTAATCCTTACCTGTCAACCTCATTCCCGATCTATCTCGCCAACTGGCCGCGCTTTCTGACTATCGGTGACGAGCCTGAGTTCTCTATCCAGATGATGGATCAGACGGCTCCTGGGTTCATTACGATGTACGCAGAGAAGAGGGTTGTCTCCTCTGTGCGTGATCCGTTTGCTGGCGTTAGGATGAGTGCCTGATGAACCAAATCACAACCACTGCCGGTGCGTCCCGTGAGCCTTTCAATTATTCAAAGATTGAGCAGGTAGATCGGGATAACGTCACCCCTTGGTTGGATATAGCTGATGTTCGTGATCAGCTGAACCTGTATGGAGATACGAGTCAAGATGACTACATCTCCATGCTGGAACTGGCTTCACGGCAATTCATTGAGGACTATTTGGGAATGTCGATCTTCCCCATTACTTATCGCGTCTACTACGATCAGGCTAATATCTCTAACTCTCCTGTTGCGCTTGATCTGCCAGCGGTGAGCCAGAATCTGTATCCATCTCAGTCTGGCGTAACGGTCAAGGCTATCAAGTATTGGAACAGTGCGAATGTCCTGACAACTGTTGCCGCGTCAAACTACTACTTTGATCAGAGCGGAAACAAGGTTGTTCTGTCATCTCTGCCCAACGACATGAACAACAACAGGACTGCCCCTTTGGATTGCGAGTACACCGCGGTTCCCAATCCTTTGTCGGCGTATCCCGTCATCAAACAAGCCGCGTTGCTGTTGATCACCCACTGGTACAACGTCAGAGCGCAGACTACAGAAAAGATCATGCGTGAGATTCCGTTTGGATTCCACACTATTTTAAGGCCGTATAAGCCGCTAGTCCTATGATATCTAGGTTTGAAACCATAACCGTTAACACCATCACTACCTCAAAGAGTGCCTTTGGGGAGCAGAGTGTTACCGAAACTTTGTGGTTTAAGACTCGCGCTCGAGTGCATGAGGTCAACAGCGCAATTGACATCAAGGACAAGTATCGTGAGTACAACGATGTGACTGAGTTTCACATCAACTACTCACCAAACGCCAGAGCTATTGTTGCCGCGCCTGGTAACCATTCAATCACTTACGAGAACGAATCCTGGCGCATTGAAGACGCTAAGAGTTCAAATGACCGGCAGCATGTGATGCTTCGCTGCTATAGAAACGATCCTCAAACGGCGGTTTAATGGCTTCCCAGAAGAATCCTGTTGACTACGCAAAAGCGATCCAGGCTCATCTGCAGGCCATAGTGACGCCTGTGCCTGTGTATTCTGCGTTCAACCGGAACTTCTCGA